ATGGACCCTGACTCCGTGCCGGGGGCATACGGCAACTTCTCTTGCGCGGAGATTCGCGCATACACGTCCGCGCTGAGCACTGGGAATCGCCAAAGCGAGCAGGTGGCAATGGCCGCATACGCCGGAGTAACGCTGTCATGAGGGCTTGGGTTATCGCGCAAGACACACGCGCCGCGCGCGCGCTCGTCGCCGCGGCGGATCGTGTCGAGGGCTACCCGCGACGCGGCACGGACAAGCGGGGCCGCCCGGTCGGACCTGCGGCATGGGATGGCACCGGCCCGACGCCGCACGGCTGGACGAAGACAGCGAGCAGCGTTCGCGTCCGTGATGACGGGACGGTGGCGATCCGCTTGCCGGCGGACATCGCGCAACGTGCGCTTGCCGCTGGGCTCGTGACCGAAGCGGATGCGCTCGGCAGGGCGATTGCTGAGTCGGTCGAGCGCTTGCCAGAGGAACCCGTGCGAGTGAGACTCACCCGATGATCCTCGCCATGGTTCTCGTGTGGGCCGCGATGGTCGAAATGCTTGCCGCGCTAGAGCGGTTCGTGGGGGGCTTCGTTGCGCTATGAGGACGATCTATTACAGCAAGCTACCGGCGCGCGCATGGCAGCGGCGCAAGGGCTACAAATACCAGCTCACCAAGCGCCACGTTGCCGCGGTCAACATCGTCCCGCCGAACGGCGCGGCTGTCGTCGATGGCTATGTCATCTTAACCGGCTCCGGAATGCTCGCGATTACCGAGGGCTATTGCTGGGATGGCCCGAGCGGACCGACGTTCGACACGAAGAATTTTATGCGCGGCTCGCTGTATCACGATGCGCTCTATCAGTTGATTCGGGACGGACACCTGCCCAAGTCTGCACGCCGCGAAGCAGACCTGGAGCTTATGCGCGTCTGTCGTGAAGACGGCATGTCCTGGCTTCGCTCGCGGTGGGTGTATCTCGGCGTCCGCGCCGGGGGATGGGCGGTGCTCTGATGTATGAGGTCCAATGGTTCAAGGGCGACTACGGCGAGCGCCAACGCGCGGCCAACGCGGCAGGCGTCGTGTGCTACGTGGAGGCGCATTTCAACGCGCTTGCCAATGACCGGCCCGGCATGGCCGACAACCCGGCGCTTTGCATCGTGGGCAGCAACGCAAGCGCGACGTCGCGCAATTGGGCCGCTTGGTTCACGGCGGCGGTCGCCGCGGAATTTGGCATCCGCGACGGCGGGGTGCTGGTCGGGCCGAAGCGCGGCGATTGGAATGTGAGGCTCACAACGATGCCCGCGATCCTGCTCGAGCCGCTGTTTGTGAGCGACCCGGAGCAAGCGGAAATCGCACGGAGCGAGCAGGGCCAGGACAGGCTGGCGCGCATCATCGCGGACAGCGTGCGCCGGTTCTTCCCCGAGGGCGGCAGCGTCGGGTTCAGCGTCGGGCACAAGTACAAGCGGAGCGCACCGCATGACCGCGGCGCACCCGTCCACGGCGGGGGCACGGAAGCCGAGCTTGCAGAGCAGGTTCTACAGCGCGCGGCCAAGCTGCTGACGCACGGGCTGCAGGTGGGCGACCCGGCGCGGGTCGTGCGCATCGTCGAAGCCGGCGAGCAGACGCAAGAGATTGTGATCGACCCTGATGCGGTCGTGGCCTGGAACCCGGTGACAGAGACGCTCACGATCGGGGGATGAAATGGAGCTCGACGCTATGACACTGGGAAGCTTGATTGGAGCCGCGATCGCCGCAGTCGGCGGGCGCGAAGTGTGGGCACGGCGCGACGGCGGCAAGGGCAGCCGACCGCCCCCGGGGCCGTCGCTGCAACTGCTCGCGGCACAGTGTCACGACCTACACACGCTCGCCTACACGCCCGACCAGGACGGCGTCCCGCTTCACGCGCGGCTGACGACGGCCATCAGCGCGACGGCGCGCGGCACGAAAAGCATGGCAGCGGACTCGGAACGACAGACGCAACTGCTCGAGCAGATTGCTACGTCCCTTAAGCGCGAGCGATTGCCTACTTTGCCGGGGGACTAGCGCGCTTAGCTGCTCGTTTGAGCGTGCGGCGGACCCACTGGGATAGGGTCAAGTCGTCGAGCTTGGCCGCGTGTTCCCAGCGGGCCTTTTCCTCCGGCGGGACTCGGACCTCGAATCGGGGTTGGGTGGTTGTTGGTCTGGGCATGTCAGGTTCCTTCGATGAGCAGAACGCCCCCCGCGCGGAGTCGAGTCTGGCACGATCGGCCCACTAAGAAAGACCCCATGAACCCGGGGGCGGACTCGTCGGGGGTCTCGCCGACGAGCACGAACCGCGCGCCGCCGTCGACGACTGTAGCCAAGACCGCGCCGTCCGTGTCGAGCACGGGGCGCCCGCACAGCGCGCACGCCTCGTGGTCGGCGTCGTCGGCCCGTTCCGCGTTGCGCGCGTAGTTCGGGGCGCTGAATGGCTTGGGCGTCGGGCTTGTCGTGTTGTTCATGAGTCGATTATACGGATTCAATCCGTACGGTCAAGCCCGGAACACAACTATTTCCCCGGCCCGCTGGCCTGCCCCCGAAGGGGCCCGGTATGCACACCCTGCCGGGCGCAGGGTCATCGGAGAACCCCGGTGCATTCGGGGGGGAGTCAACTCACCACGGGACCTCATCCGTGTCGTCGCCGGGCTCGCGTGGCGCGCGCTTCGGTCCCGTGTCGAAGAATTTCACGTCGTTGACGTTCAGGTCAAGCGACGTCTGTTGCTGCCCGTCTTTCATGTACGGCCGCAGCATAAGCGACCCGCTCGCGACGACCATCTTACCCTTCGTGAGGTAGCTCGCGATCGCGGTGCCTCGCTTGCCGAACAGGCTGCACCGTACCCACGTCGTGATTTCTTCCGAGCCGCGCTTCGTTGACGACGCGACGGAGAACGAAAGCACCGGGCCGGCGCTGGTGTCGCGGAGTTCTGCATCGCGGCCGAGATTGCCGCAGACTGTCGCGGCGATCATTCGCCTCGCCCCGCGGCTTGGCGGATGTGGTCCGCGTACGGCTCGAGCAGCGCGGTAAGGCGCGCGTTGTACGTGTCATCCGCGAGCCGGCACGCTTGCGCGTGTCGCTCCTGCAACAGCGCCACCTTGGCGCGTAGTTTCTCGATTAGTTTCGCTTCGTTCATTTCGCTTCCTTCCCTTCCTTCACCCACGCGCCGAGGCGCGTGATGTCTTCCGATGTCCACTCTCCGACCGGCTTCCCCACGAAGCCGACCGCATCATCTACCGTCAACCCGAACGCGGCCAGCTTGCTGCACGCTTTCCGCGCTCTTGCCGGGTCCGGCTCGTCGGGGGCGGGTCCGGGCTCCGGCATGTCCGCCGACGCGATGCCCAGCAAGCTCGACAGCGTGTAGCGGCTGAGCAGCGTGATCGTCGACGCCACGCCTTGCGCCGGGGATTTGCCCCCGCTCGTGTCGGTGGGCGCGGTGATCGTGGTCTCCTCATGATGTCCGGCTTCGTGCGACAGACGACACGTCACCGTCACGCCGCGCTGGTCCGTCGATGGCACCCAGGCGTGAGCAAAGCCGTGCTGCCCGAGGTGCGGAACGATGGCGTCGAGAATGCCGGCCAAGCTGGCGTGGCGGTACGTCACGCGGCCCTTAGACCCGGTGTAGTCCACGAGCGCGTCGCGGCTGACCACGCTGGGCATGTCGCGTTTGAGCGCGACCATCGCAGCGCGGTAGAGCTTGCGCGCTTCGCCGGCTTCATACTCCCGCTGTAGCGCGAGCAGGTCTCGCAGCGTGGCCGGGTCGAGCGACCCGCTTGCCATCGCCGCACGCACCAGCGGGTGCGTGGGCGAGTCGGGTAGGGCTAGCTTTCCGTGGGTGTCGCTCATGACTCTCCTCCAAACACGTCAGTCGATTCCTCTAGCCGAACGTACTTCGGCACCGGCAGCACCGCGCGCTCGGGCACGGCTCCGGCGGTGTAGACGCCATCGCACGCCGCGAGGCGTTCGAGCAGGTCACCGTACACCCGCCGGCCCTCGTCGATCGCTTCGTCGGGCGTGTCAAGCACCCACACGTCATACGGCGCGTGATTCTGCACGACGATCGTGACCTCGGGCAGCGCTTGGCCGTGACCGTCCGCATAGAACGCGGCTTGGCCGTGGTAGAGCCGTTGGAAGTAGGCGCGGCCGAAGGCTTCCGGCGTGTCTTCGCGCGCCGTTTTGAGTGACAGGATGTAGCCCGGCCCGACGCCGTCGAGACGGCCCTTGCAACGGAGACCCGTTGCCGCGTCCGTCCAGAACACAGGAAGCTCGCGGTGCGTGAGACCGCGCACCAGCCGGTTAGCCGTGTCATGTTGGCTCACGGCCGTGGCCATGTCGCTTACGGTCTCGCGTTGCGCCACCGTCAACACTTCGCGCCCGCCGGGGTTGAACGCATCGCGCATGGCCTTGCCCGCCTTCGTTCGCAGGTCGCCGAAATCCGGCTGGGTGACGTAGCGCGACTCGAAAGCCTCCGGCTCCAGCACGGCACAATGCACCGCGCGGCCGACCAACATCGCCGGGCTGTCGAACGACTGCGACGCCATGTGGCGATAATACAGCGGACTAACACCGATGTGTTTTAGCGCGCTCCAATTGACCCCGGGCGCGGCCCGGTACTCCGATTCTCTCATGACAAAATCTCCCTGATGTCGTCAGCGTGCTTGCCGCCCTGTGATTCCAACCACGTCCAGCCTCGCGGGCCGAGGGACCTGCCGTCTGCGAACGGATTCGCCGCAAGCCATACGTCCAGCGCTTCGGGCACGCGGAAGTCAAACGCTTGCCGCTGGAGCCACTGCATTGCGGCACACTCGACAACCGCGCGCCCGTGCTCGTACCGTGAGACTATGACGTCTTCGCAGTCCGGACACAGCGGCACATCGTTGTCGGTGAGCGGGCCGCGTAAGAAGCGCTCGTCGCAGCCGCGACAGCGCGGGCCGAGGGTGTGTACTGCGGCGGTCACGACTCGCTCCTCCCGGCCGCAGTCTCCAGAAGAACGCCAAGATGGTCGCACGCGACTACCCACGCTGTCGCGCCGGCCCGGTCGAGTACGCTGCGGACTAACGACAAGTCTGCGCGCGCGTTCGCAAGCGCGGCGGCGCGGTACTGGCCTGGCACGGTGTCACGCACTAGGCGCGACGTGACGCGCATACCTAGCTCGTCGAGCGCGTGCGCCGCGGCGTCGAGCAGCAGACCGAGCGGGACGCGGCCCGGGTCGATGAACAGTGGGATCGTGGGCGGGCTCA